TAAGAATGCACGTATAAGTTTACGCAAACAAGGCAAAGTAAATACCGGTAAGCTATATAATAGTATGAAGCCTAAACTTGGGCAAAATCAATATAGTATGTTTGTAACGCTAACGCCGAAAGTACCTTATTGGCGTTTTGTAGATTTAGGTGTAAGAGGTTATACGTCAGACAAGTTCGGTTCACAACAACGCAAGTCGCCATTCAGATTTGGCTCAGGCAAAGGAGCAAAAGGTGGTCTTACAAAAGCAATAAGAGCGTGGGTAGAGCGCAAGCGTTTTCAGTTTCAGAATGAGGCAGGCAGGTTTATGTCATACGAACAAACAGCGTTTGCCGTAACACGATCTATATGGAACAGAGGACTAAAGCCAACCTTGTTCATAACAAAGACAGGAGCAAAGCTAGAAAAGAAAGCAAGAACAATACTAACGAATTCTTACACAGAAGATTTAGCAGGAGCAATAGCACAATCACTAAAGGGTAACAATAGAAAAGTAACAGAAAAATGAGTATGTCAGTAGATCAGCGTCCGAATAATGCAAACATACACGGCGCATTTGAACAGCTTATGTTCAGCATATCGTCAACAGAACAAGCTAGTACGTCACCAGCATATTATCGTTTTAGGTATATATGTGATATGTATGTCGGAGGTAATTTAAAAGCTAGAGTAAAAGTATATCCGAATCAAAACGGACAAGGCATATTCAGGGTAGATAGATTAATACAAGACTTCTTGAGCTGCACTAAGGCAGATCAGAACGTAACAGAAGACGACTTCTTTACAAGCACAATACACAATTTAGGTGCGAATAGTACAAGCAAGATATTTAGTGTGAACAACGGCGAGAACTACAGAAAAGTAGAATTCAAATTTGGTCAGGAGTATTCTAGTAGTACAACAACAGATCCTACTATATACGCAGACGTAATAACAGGCGAGTACGTTAGTGTTATTATGAGCGCAGGTTGGAGCAGACAAATGACTACCACCCAACAAACGTGGGACACAGGTATTCCATATTGGAATATTAATGAAGGTTGGATTGACACAAGATATGTTTTAACAGATTACGGAAACGCATTTCTAACAGATCGTTTTACAGCTTCGTCAGGAACTACGCAGACGCTAGGCACAACAAAGCGTGAATTAATTAAAGTACAGCGTAATGGCTACTACACATTTGGGTTCATAGCAGAAGGTGCTGCACCTGGTGGTTCTACTATACAGAGTATGTACGTATGCGCTTATAATTCGTCTAATTCTCTTTTAGCTTCACATCACTTTATTTTAGGCACAGATGGTGGTACAGCTGTTGCAAGTGTGAATCAAGATCACGAACGTCTACAATACTTCGGTTGTGGTCCTGCACAAATGAGTAAGCAGACTATTGACACAGGACTTAAAAATGCATTTAATGCAGGCACAGTTGCGTACTACGAAGTTATGGCATTGAACGACACAACTTCTACGCCTACGGGATTTAGTGACGCTTCTTTAGTTTCAATACTATATAGATTTGAGATACAAGACTGCACAAGCATATACCAAGACGGCAATCAACCGGTAACAATAGCTTGGCAAAATTCTCTTGGAAGTTGGGATTATCAAGACTTTATACTACGCAAAAACGACTCTATGAGCGTAAAGCGTAAAACGTTTAAACAGGTGCAAGGAAATTGGGACACAGCATTCGCAAATCAGTTTTGGAATTTCAGAGGTGACGAAGGAGGTGAGCGTGTTATTAAAACAGACGCTACGAAACAAATGACTTTAACGACAGATTTACTTAGTGAAAATGACGTTGATATTTTAGAGTCTATAATGCTGTCGCCACAAGTATATCTTTTAGCTGCGTCAGGTGGCGTAGGTGTTACACCTATAATTGTGACTGATACAAATTTCGTAAGAAAAAGTAGCTTAAACGAGCGTAGTCCTTTCTTGTATCAAATGAAATTTAAGTACGCACACAACAGACCTGTAACAAAAGCAGGCACATTCACATACAGCTAATGATTGAATTAATAGCATACGGACAGACAGTTGCTATAAACGGCACTATTGGTAATCAGCACACACTTGACGTTAGTAATCCTGGTGCGCTTAGTTTAACATACCAAGTAGGTAACGTTGGTGAGGTATTGGGCAGACATAGTCCTTTTTCACAAACCTTTAGACTACCTTTCTCCAAGCGTAACAACAACTTCTTTTCGCACTATTATAATGTCAATGTAGAGATACCTACCACAGCTACAACGACAAATCAATTTGACATTCATTTTAAGTGTGACGCTGAGATTAGAGTTGACGGTGTGCCTGTTGTAACCGGATCTTTACAGCTAAAACAAATACACATAACAGCACAAGAATATGAGGTTGCAGTATTTGGTGAAGAAGCTAACCTATTTCAGAAGATAAAAGACCTGAAACTGATTGACTTATTTTTTAATGATGCAGGAGTGCAAGACGTATCGTATGACGTATTGTTTACAGATAGTAACATAATTAATTCATTCAACTTGTCGAATGACGTAACAGAGGGTAATGTTGGTGCAGGAAAGATTGTCTTTCCTTTAATAGATTACGGACTTGTTGGTGGAACATACTCACAATTCACTTGGGAAAATATAGGACAAGAAAGTGGTATAGCTGCACCGTATTCTGAAAACAATCCTTCAGGTCTAAAACCACAGCACCTAAAACCGGCTATTCAAGTAAATGAGTTGTTGAGCAAGATAGTGCAACAAGCAGGCTACGAACTAGCGTCTAACAGTTTTTTAACTAGCGACGCTTGGACGAAGTTGTATATGACGTTAGGGAACGACAGAGAAAGCGCAGCGACAAGAGGCATATTAGGTTTAAAGGTAGGTTGTACGTCTGCAACACCAATATCAGTTGCAGCAGGTAGCACACCATTCGGTATTGAGTTTCAAACTGTGCCGTTCAATGACGTTTCTAGTGCAGGCTTCTACGATCCTGGACTACATTGGAATCCTTTCTCACATTACTTCCTCGCACCTATTGACGGCGTATATTTCGGACACTTTGTAGTAACGTTTGATACTACAACTTTAGTCGATCAATACGGCTCTTATGCTATGCTACATATGGGAGGTGCAGCTGATGAGTGGAGCGCATACACGACATTAGCACCAGGTAACGGAACAACAGCTGTTTTGACAACTGTACAAATGGATTGGACAGCAAACCTTAATGCCGGTGAAGAAATATATTTTGAAGTTGGTATATACGACTCAGGTGGCTCAGGTGGTTCGACAAACGTAGTACAAGACGGCACATACGTACAAGTTATAGCGAGTGATTTGGTAAGCGGGTATGCAGATATTGCACACAATATGCCTGACATAACACAAACAGCATTCTTAAAGGATCTAGTTGAGCGTTACAACTTATGTATAGTAGCAGACCAAGAAGATCCAAAGAAGTTAAACATACAGCCGTTTCAAACTTACATAGAAGGTGGTGAGCATAAAGATTGGACGCATAAACTAGACCTCAGCAAACCTATTAGTCTAACTACAACAGATAAAATACGTAAGAAAAAAATACACTTTACAGACGCAGAAGACTCTACATTCTCAAATGCTATACACGTTGCTAATAACGGATTTGTCAAAGGAGAATTTAAGCAAGACATACAAGGTGACTTTGTACAAGGTGAGCTAAAAAACAATTCAATATTTGCGCCATTTGAAGTTGATATTGTAGAGCAATCTCCAGGCTCAGGACAACAAACGGCTGTCCCTGACCTATTAGTGCATAGAGGTTATGGTGAGGACATTAGTGGTCCTATATCTGACGCAAAGCCAAAACTATTCTATCACAACGGAACACAAAGCGTAGGTGGCAACAATTCTATATATGTAGGAGAAACAGAGTCTAGCGTATATCCTCTTTGCCTACCTTACTTAGCAAGTGGTGGTGGCAGTACAGTTATGGGTGCATCAACGCACCTGTTACAATGGGAGTTCTCACCTATCAATGCGTTTGGTAGTAACATAGTAGGTAACGTGCCTAGTGCATATACTTTCTTTGCTCTTTATTGGCAAAAGTTTTTGCTGTCTATATATGACAAACAAGCACGACTATTAGAATGTAATATGCTGTTGAGTGCAGCTGATATGTTCAACTTTAAGTTTAGTGACGAGATACAAATAGAAGATACGCCGTACAGAGTACTAAAGATTAGCAACTATCAACCTTTTGCCGACGTACCTTGTAAGGTTCAATTGCTTAAAAAACTTGATCAACTAAAATCTATAAAGCTACCACCAACAGACGACGATTGTGATTTGACAGTATTAGGGTGGGCGCAAAACGGCGCAGTTATATTTCAGAATCCACTAGACGGTACGACGTCAACAGGCACAGAAGAATGCTGTTACGAATACGATCTATTTTGGAATGGCACAGATTGTTTATGGAATCAAGGTACAGGAGGAACAGGAGGTGGTAAGAATCCTAATGGCGGCACAAATCCTAACACAACAGGTATGGACGGCAAAAGCCTATTGACCGGCGTTGGTGGATTTAAGTCTGCAGGACTAATGTCTAGTAAGTTTAATATTAATCCAATTGTAGGTGAACATTCATTTGTTGCTAAGAATTTACTATCAAACACAAATTCAATACAGAAGAATTTTACGTTGTTTGCGACAACGTACGGAAGCGTACCAACACAAGCTACAAATACAGGATCGAAGTCTAACACCGGTGCAGGTTCTTTCTTCTTACCTGTTGGTGTTATTTGTAGAATGGTTATACGTGCTATGTCTATACAAACAGACTCAATTGGCTCAACAGGATCTTTAGGCAGTTGTTCTTTCAAAGTGTGGACAGGGTTTGCTAAAAACATAAATGGCACAATCTCAACTAGCATAACAGAACAAACAGACTTCGCTCAGAATGACGCTGACGCAGGTACTCGTACAATATCTTTAGGACAGACAAAAGGTAATCCTAGTGTTATACCTAATCTTACAACAGGTATTTCAATTAACTGCACAGGAACAGCCAATACTATAATGAGTTGGAATATAGACGTAGAAGCAACGTTTATGAATGCATCGAGTATGTTTACAACAACAGACGTTTTATTAACAGAAAGTCTTGGCTACATAGAAACTGAGTCAGGAGTTTATTTAGAAGCAGAATGATAAATTACATAAACAAAGTTGGTAAGACAATACCACAAACGCTAAAACTAGCACAAGACCACGAAGTAATAGAAGATACATATACGCTTCAATTATATGGTTACTATGAAGAAGTAGGATTCAAACGCTTCTTCAAGAAAATAAGACAAGGCGTAAAAGTGTATCTAAAAGACAAAATATAATGGCAGAAGAAATAGACGTAAACATAAACGTAAACACAAAAGAAGCCGGGAAGGGTATTGGCGACATAGCTGATGGCGTTGACAACATAGGATCGTCAGCAGATCTGGCAACAGGTGCGCTTGATAAAATGACAGGTGGCGCAGTTAGTGGCTTCAAGAGTTTCCTTGTAGGTGCTAGGTCTGCTATTGCTTCTATGTTTACGTTACAAGGTGCAATAACAGCAACCGGTGTAGGTGCGCTTGTTGTCTTAGTCGGATCGTTAGTTGCATACTTTACTCAAACGTTTCGAGGTGCTAAACAATTAGAAGTTGTTTTTGCTATGTTAGGTGCAGTAGTAAGTAAAATTACAGACACCTTCGCAGCTCTAGGTGGCTATATTATTGACGCTGTAATGAATCCGAAAAAAGCGTTAGACGACTTTATGAAGGGTATAGAGTTTATAAATCAACACATAAAGAACGTAGTAGATACAATTAACAAAGGATTTATAGTTGCGCTTAAAACACTTAAAAAGTGGTTCTTGATAGCAGCACAAGGAGCAGCAGAGTTCTTCACAGCAGGACTAGCAGATACGTCTGCAATGCAGAAAGAGATTGATGCACTTAGTGGTGAAATACAAGATGCAACAGACGACTTTGTAGAAGCAGGTTCAAAAATGATTCACCACGTTGTCGATCCATTAATTGATGGTGTTCAAGCATTTGAAGCATATAAAAGAGAACTTGCTAGGGTTGCATTTGAACAAGCACGTATAACAACACAATCACAAATGTTGCGTGATGCACAGCGTGAATTGAGTGTGGCGTTTGCAGAAGGCAGGGCAGAGATTAAAGAGTTGAATATGATTGCTGAGGATCAAAGCAAATCATTAGAGGATCGTATTGATGCAGCAAAAAGAGCAATGGAGATTGAGCAAGGTCTTATGGCTGAACGTCAGCGACAAGCGCAAATAGAGCTAGACCTACACAGACGTACTATGGCTCTAAGTGAAAA